ACAGCTTGCATAAACTCATCAGTAATATTAACGGCATTATTCAAATTAAAACATTTACGATGACTATCACCTCCTGTAGGGACTCTAATGTTAAAGAATTCTACAATATCAGGATGACTGACATCAATATATGCAGCATATGAACCTTTTCTAGTTTTACCTTGACGATAAGCTGTCATATCAGCATCAACTGTTTTTAAGAATGGAATTGGTCCTGGGGAGATTTCACTATTAGCTCTAACAGATGACCAATGTCCGCCAACACCACCACCTTTAACTGACATCCAACGTAATTCATTGGAATGTTCCATTAAACCTTCTAAACTATCATCAACATAAGTTAAAAAGCAACTGATAGGTAGCCCTTTAGTATTCTTACCGTCTGGAGATGGTGCATTGCTGAGAATAGGCGATGAAAACATAAACCAGTTTTTCGCTGCATATTCATAAATTCTTTGTGCCAAATTTAAATCACCATTGGAAAAAGCTAATGCAGCTCTGGCATAACTCATTTGGGGTGTTGTTTCATCTGACAACATATAATAATCTTTGAGTAAAGCCACAGCTTGCTCGTTGAGATTACTATCATAATCTTTATTAATTTCTATACCGTAATAATTCATAAAACCTCTATTATTTTTGATCTGAGCTGCCGACTTGACCGCTCTGACGTAGCGAAGACTTAGTAATCTCTAAATATTCGTCTTCTCCTATAACCTGAAAATCATGATCACATTTTACAACCACAATTTGAAAAGGTAATTTATCGCCTTCTTTAATAATATAAGTCGTATCTGAGACGTTTACCGCATTCACAAATATTTCTCCAGTATATCCTGGATCAATCACACCAGCTCTTACTTTTAAAGGGGTTTTTGTAACAGAACCACGTTCTAAAATTAAGCCGGCATGTGATTTAGGTAATGCAATATGTAAACCTGTGGCAATGGTTGAACCTTTTTCACCACGTGGTACAGCTGCAGGATAAATTTCTGTCTGCGATGTAGCATATAAATCTAAACCTACACTTTCACCTGAATATGCGGGTGTATATTCTCTAATATTTTTATCGTTTAAAATGCTTTTTAATTTACTATTGGTATATACTTTAATCATTATTCATCCTTATTCTGTATTTCATTCCATTTACGTTTTAATTGTTCTTTTAAATCTAACTTGTCTGACGTAATCACTTCTTGTAAGGTTAATTCGGTATCATCTAAAATTTCAAATTTAGATTTTGCAGTATCGATATGAATTGGGAAAAGAATACCATCACGACCTGCACGATTCTTTGCCACAAATAAACGACCTGTACCTAATGATTTTTCAGTAGGTTTACGACTTAATGATAAAACAATATCTGCAACCATAGCTTTACCATAAGCTTCAGACATATTCTCTAAACCTACCACATCTGAATTAGATGCATCACGGTTTGCTTGAGATGCTGTCCAAACAGGTATACCTAAATCCATAGCTAAATTTCTAAGTTCTTCATACACAAGTTTTAACTCATGTCTTAAACTCTCCATTTTACGACTAGAACGCATCACATCAGCATAATCAACTACAATTAGAGAAGGTACAAATCCTTTTAATGATAATTTTTCAATATGCGTACGAATTGTGTTAACTGTTGCAGTACCAGTAGGATATTCCTTAATCACTAAACGACCTAACTGCATTTCTTTATATTTTTCAATAACTTCTTCTTTACGTTCTAAAACTTCATTTGAAGGAATATCACATAAATTTGAATCATATCTTAAACCGACATCAGTTTCAGTTAATTCAAAGGTATAATGTACAACATTTTTGCCATACCTCATAGCATTAGCGCCCATTGCTACCAAAAAGTGTGATTTACCAACGCCAGTAGGTGCAGCTAAAACACCAATTTCACCACGTCCTAAACCACCTCTTAAAATATCTTTCTCATCTAAACGCTTTAAACCTGTTGGACAAGCCTGACGATTCACCTTTACAAATCTAGCTTCCATATCTTCAAAGAAGTCATGACCTTGTGAAGCTGGCAAACCTGCTGCAATGGCGTCTTTCATAATACCTAAAACTGAATCATAATTTTCAGTTTGAATCATTTGTACACTTTTCTCTAAGGCTTCTTTAAAAACTTGACGTTTACAGAATTCTAGACTTTTTTCTTTAACATATTCAATATCACCTAAATCTGGATTAGCTTTCATACGAGTTAGATAATCTACAATTTGGTCACGTAAAATAGTGTCAGTGTTGTTTTGAAATTGTTCTTTAACAATGGTAATTAAGAGTTGAAGAGTAGGAAAGCATTTATATTTCTCATAATACTTAAAATAGCTTTCACAGAGAAAAGTTAGATATTTAACGTCAAAATAGCTAGGATCCATCACCTCTATCATCTGAGCCGCCCATGTTCGATCCGATAACATACTTTGAAAAACCTTTTCTTGAAAACCTTTACCGTATTTTGAAAAACTTTTTTCAGTATTGCTCATTATTTATTCCTATTAAATTAAAAAAAATTATAATATAGATTACTTATATTACTCTAAATAAAGATACTTTACAGCACAAAGAAAATTTAATTTTCAAATATTACGTTACTAAAGTATGTTGCACCATCATTCCAAATGCATCAATATCAATATTATTGAGACCTTGTTGCAATAAGAATTTTTTAACCTCTAATTTTGGTGCCATCTTACGAGGTTGGTCATGCTGATAAATGATTTGTTGAATTTGTGTGCCAGATAATTGTGGAAATTCTAAATTCATCAATTGCCAATTTAACTTAGCTTCAGCTACCGGGAAATTTATAATCTTTTCAATCTGTGTCAGGGAGGCTTTGTTTTCTTTTAAGACCAGATATTTTTCAGCGACCTCTTCATATACTTCGTCAATGCTCACAGGAATATCTCCAGTGATTCGATTTGTAAATTTAGTTAGATACTTATAACTGATCCCTCGAATGCCCTGGATGTTATCAGACTTATCTCCTATGAAGCATCTAGCTACACAAAGATTCTGCGGTGGAATAAAAAACATTGTCTTTACTTCTTGCGCATCATATAAATTCTGATGTTTACGTGGCGCCCAGACTCGAGTCTTATCATTTACCAATTGCAGATAATCATGATCAGTACTAACAATAATCTTTACATCGTCTTTACATTTCGTATGACATAAATAAGCTATCGCATCATCAGCTTCACAATCTTCAGCATAAACTTGTCCTACTTTTACCATTGGTAATAAATGAATCAAGGTTCTTAACTGCCAATCCCAATTATCTCTTTCATTAGGATTTTGTTGTTCATATTCTGCATAAGGACGATTTAAACTTAATGGCTTACGACCAGCTTTATAATCTGGATATAAGGCACGACGGCGACTACTGCCTCCACCTTCCCAAACAACTGTTACCTTATCAGGCTTATACTTTTCGATTCCTCGATAAATGGTTCCTAAAACACCAGCAATTGCACCACATGGCTCATTATGTAAAGACATTTTAGGATTGGTTGAAAAATGACGTATAAAATTATTTAAACCGTCAATAATCAATTCGGTATGCATCAATAATCCCCTGCTAAATATTCATTTTCTACTAAAGCCATCGCTGCAGCTTCATTTTCTACATAGGAATCTGGATCAATATCTTCAATTGGAATTTCTGAAGCTTGTTTGGTATAAGCTTTATCAATTGCTACATCAATATATTCTTTATATTGAGGATCACGCATAATCTCATCAAAATCAGATTTATAGAATTTCTTTTCAATTTCTACAACACCTGTTAAAGTTGTGACTAATAAAGTTTTCCAAGCCCCAGCACCATCAATACTCACACGCTTACCATTATATTCAAATTCACCTAATTTACGTAAATTATCAAAGATTTCTTCGTGTTCCACAATACCTTTACCAAAGATAATTCTAAATTCAGCTTTTCTGAATGGTGCTGATACTTTGTTTTTAATAATCTTGGCTGAGACATTAATACCGATTGGTTCTTTATCTGGACCTTCAATTGGAGAACCTGCACCTAATTTAATACGTACACTAGCATGGAATGGAATTGCAACGCCACCAGGTGTTGTGGTAGGATCGCCATATAAAACACCCATTTTAGTTCTAATTTGATTTAAACAAACTAATAAGACATTTTGATTAGCAATAATACCTGTGATTTTACGCATACCTTTTGAAATAGCACGTGCTTGCAAACCAATACTATCTTT